AGTCTTCAAGTGATTCGTCTTCTACGACAGGGTGTGGAGTTGTTAAACCCAACACAAGGTCAAGACGTTTCTTTAAAGCATCGTATTCTTTAAAGTTCTTTGCACTTTCAAATTCTGTTAAAGAGTATCCCTCTTTCCAGATAGACTCTAACTTAGAGTCGTCGAATCCACCGAGTGTTGATGTACTTGCAAACTCTGACTTGTCATAGTTCCAGTAACCATCTAACTTTCTGATCTTTAATTTAAAATCAGCACCCTTCCAGAAGTTGAAAGGATCTAGTGGTGTCTCGTCTGCAAATGCAGGTTGCATTGCTTCAACGAGTTTGTCAAAGATCTTCTTACCATACTTATACAAGAAAACCTTACCTTCGTTCTCTGGGTGTGCAGGATCTGACACAACGTAGATATTAGAATAGTAAGATAACTTTCTCTTTTGAGCACGAGCAATGTTCTTGTCGGACTCTTTGCCACTGTTCCATAGTTCACGATTGTATTCGCCAACTGGATCATCCTTTCCAATAGTTGTTAAACTATTTTCAATATACCATTGTCCACCAGGACCTTTGAATGCATGACTCCATACCTTTGCCCAAGGCATATCCTCACCATCAGGTGCAGGAAGGAATCTAATGACTGCATAGCCATTACCAGACTTATCAAGTTCTGGTTTCCAAAATCTCTCATCAGCACTGTTGTTCTGTTGAGGTTGATTGATTTTCTCAATCTCTTGTGTCAGTTTGCTAAGGGTACTACCTGCAGAGGCAGCTTTCTTAAGTGATGCAAAAGACATAATCGTATTCTCCGTATTTTTGTATTGTGTGTATTGTACTGTGTAATCGTACCATACTATTTATCACTTGTCAAGTTCTTTCTTTCTAGCAGCGTCTAATGTCTCTGTTAATTTGTCCAAACACTCATATAAGTTACTGAATCCAAATGCCTTTGACATTAAGTTAATTCTTTCTTTCATGTCTGCTGCCTCTGCATCCTCTGCAGCAGAGAGACATAACCGTGTGTAGAATGTTCTTTGCTTATCAATAAGATCATTACACTTATCGATATGTTCT